GTATGGTCCTCTGCGTAACCAACAATGATTAGCTAAGCCAGAGCAGACATATAATTTTGAGCAACCCGAAATAATTGAGCCAGCAGATACACCCGAATCAATAGAGCAAACCGAGCCAACCGAGCCAACAGAGCCAACCGAGCCAACCGAGCCAACCGAGCCAACCGAGCCAACCGAGCCAACCGAGCCAAAGACTAAACCTAAATCAAAGGCCAAATCTACCACTAAAACTGATAAAGAGTAAAAACTATGGGCATGTTTGATTGGATGACCGGCAAAAAATCAGCAAACACCGCCCAACCCGTCAGCGGCGGTGATGTTTGGCACACGATACACGAGCCTTTTACAGGCGCATGGCAGAGCAATCAAGAGATTGAGGTCAGCAAAAACGACCAGATGCGACACCATGCTGTGTTTGCCTGCATGTCGCTGATCACTCGTGACATCGGCAAGCTCAAAATTAAGACCAAAAAAAAGGTCAATGGCGTCAGCCAAGAGACCAATAGTCGTGTCAAAAAGCTATTGGCCAAACCCAACCACTACCAAAACACGCAGCAGTTTTTTGAGGCATGGGCATCACAAAAGACGGCCCATGGAAACACCTACGTCTGGAAAGTCCGTGATATTTATGGCGACATTTGGCGATTACTTATTTTAGACTCTGAGCGCGTCAAGCCGTTGGTTGACCCAAACGGCAACGTGTTTTATCAAGTACGCCGCAATCGGTTATTTGACTTAGACACGGATATTATCATCCCAGCATCTGAGATCATCCATGACCGCTTTAATTGCTTTTACCATCCGCTGGTTGGCCTCTCACCCATCACAGCCTGTGCGCTATCAGCCAGTCAAGGCGTCAGCATCCAGCGCAATGCCAACATATTTTTTGCCAACGCCTCAAGACCATCGGGGATCTTAGTTGCCCCCGGTGATATCAGTGAGGACTCGGCAAAAAAAATGAAAAAAGGATGGCGCGAAAACTATACCGGCACCGGCACAGGCGACACTGCTGTGTTAAGCGGCGGTGTCACTTATCAAGCCATATCAGTTGCAGCACAAGACGCGCAGCTGGTCGAGCAATTAAAATTGTCAGGTGAGATTATCTGTACCGCATTTAGTATGCCAGCGTTTAAAGTTGGGTTGGCTCCTCCACCAGCGGGTAAGATTAGTGACTATAACGATATTTATTATAGCGACTGTCTCCAGCACTATCTTGAGAGCATGGAAAACCTACTCAATGAGCACTTGGACTTGGAGCCTGGCGTCGAGACTGAGTTTTGTCTTGAGGGTCTGCTGCGTATGGACGCCGCCAGTCAAATGGACAATCTAACAAAAGGTGTCAAAGGCTCGCTATTAGCACCAAACGAAGCGCGTGCCAAGCTGGGTTATGCAGCGGTGCCAGGTGGTGAGAGTCCGATGATCCAGCAGCAAAACTTTAGCCTCGCTGCCATCGCCAAACGTGACGGCAGTGACAACCCATTTGCCAAAACTCCTGCGGCAAACGATGACCCACAAGGGGACGAAAATGAATTGGGTGACGCTTGAAGAAGCCAAACATCACTTGCGCTATGACGATGACGCCAATGACAACACCTTGGCTTTGTACATCGCCGCCGCTGACGGCGCGATCAACCGTTATATTAATACAGAGGTACCAGAGTCAGGCACTGGCGACATCAAAGTCGCCGCTCTCATGCTAATTGGCTACTTTGACGATAATCGTAATGCGGATAAAGATACGCCTATCAATGGCAATTATTTGCCGCAGCCGGTGGTGTCGCTGCTCTACCCGTACCGTCAGCCAGTGATCACATAGGAGATCCCATGCGCGCGTCAAAACTACGCAATCGCATTACTATACATAAGGCAGTCAGCACTCCATCACCAATGGGTGGTAGCAGTAGCACAACATGGGCTGCTGAGCGTGTGCTTTGGGCAAACTTTACCCCATTATCGGTCAAAGACGTCATCAACGCTCAAGCCGCTAATAGCGAGACACGCGCTCGCTGTGTGCTGCGCTATCGCACTGATATCACTAGCAAGATGCGCATAGAGCATCGTGGGCAGATGTATGCTATCGATGGCGACCCCCTACCTGACGATCGCAGCGGTCTTGAGTACATCACATTGATGTTAAAGAGTGTGTCATGACTGACAATGCAGGCGACATGGAGATATTGGGGCTTGACGAGCTAGATCGCAAACTAGGACTGCTAGACGACAAGTTAGCAGGCAAAGCGCTCTACAGCGCCCTTGGATTTGCGTTGACACCCGTTGTAAAAGAGGCCAAAACCCGCGCATCTAAAGCCGATGAGCCTCACACGATGACTTACCCCAACGGTAAAACGGTTGACGTTGAGCCGGGTTTGCTAAAATCCGCTATCCGCAAGCGCCGCGTGCCCAAAAAAGAGATGGTTGGAGAGTTTGCAACTGGTGCGGCGATGGGCGTTTACATCGGCAAAGGCACCAAACAAAAAGTCTATCCAAATTACTGGCATTTTATTGAGTACGGCACCCCCACATTCCCCGCCGCGCCATTTATCCGCCCTGCATTTGACAACAATGTGGACTTAATGATTGAGCGTTTTAGCCAAAAGCTTAATCAAAACATTGATAAATATCTGGAGTAATCATGATCGCAGGCGTCCAACTGAAACAAGTCATCGGCCCATTGGTCGATGGCCGTATCTATCCGCTACGCATTGATGAAAATGAGGATAACACCCCGCCCTACATTATTTATCAGGAAGTCAGTACTCAACCTGAACTCACTGATGACGGCCCTACAGGTCACGAATGGACTCGTCAGCAAATCGATGTTTATCATCCTGACAAGTACGAAGTTAGATTATTCGCAAATAAGGTCGTCAGTACTATCAACAATCAAATCAAACCCAGCATCTATGGTGGGCAGCAACAACTACATGACGAAGCAAAAAATTTATGGCGTCAATCAATCGACTACGAATTTTGGCAAACAACTCCAACTGAATAAAAGGACCCAACCATGGCTATTACCGACGGCTTATCTGACAGCCAACACACTTTACGAATCAGTACTGATGGTGCCAAAACTTTTCTAAAAGTGCCGCTCCTTACTAACATCGATATGCCTGAAATGAAAAAAGCTATCGATGAAATTACAACGACAGATGCGCGTAATACACAAAAAGTCGTTGTTGATTTTATTGAAGTCAATGATCCAGCATTTGAGCTGGTGTATAAAGCGACAGACCCACAACATATTGCGCTAAAGGCAGCATTTGATAACAACTCTGTTGTCCAATGCGAAATTCATTTTGATGATATCGCGGTACCAGGCTATGCATTTGACGGCATGATTTCTGAGTTTACACCGGTCACCGATCCCAAGAAAAAACTAAGAATGAAAGGCGCAGTCATCATTGGTAGCGATGTCAGAGAAATCACCTCGGCACCAGCCACACCATAACCCCTAAGCATCACGCATTCATTCAATCAAACGCCCACTTAATTGTGGGCTTTTATTTACCTAAAATTTGAGATTAATAAAATGGCTGTCACTAAAAAAAACACCAAAAGCCCCGCACTGGGCAAAACACAACTGCTATCCGCCATCGCCGCATCCGCAATGCTAAAGCCAGAGGCTGTGCTCATCGAAGAGCTGGACGCTACCATTTACGTCAAACGCATGACCATCGGCGAGCGCGACGAGTATTTTGCAAAAATGAAAGAAGTACCAACTGGCGCAGGCACCAGCTACGGCAACGCACTGGCATTTACACTAGCTGTCGTTGATGAGCAAGGCGCTTATCTATTTACAGATGACAATGGCGAGCACCTCGCTACTGAGGACGATATCAAGGCCGTACAAAAAACGCCGCCAGTCCTCATCGATAAGGCCCTTAACAAATTTTATGAGGTCAATCGCTTTGTAAAAATGAACGCCCAGCAAGCACAAGATGACGCCGATGGTGAGCTAAAAAACTCTTAACCCAGCCAGACAAACTTTTTAAGTTTAAATTGGCTGGGCATCTGGGCAAAACGCTTGCTGAGCTTGACGCACTAGTAGGTATGGATGAGCTTCGCGCTTGGCAGGCGTTTGACAGAGTTGATCCCATTGGCAGTTATCGCGGTGATCTGCAAGCCGCGACTATCTCCCAGCACATCGCCATCTGGGCAGGCGCCGGCAAAAACACCCCGCCGCTAATTGATCTGCTACCCATTGACCCACATCCGATGACGCCAGAGCAAAAACAAGCGGTTGACGCTGCCAAAGCACGCGCACGTAGCGACGCTTATACAGCAAATCTCATTGCGACGTTGCAGAGCAAAGTTAAAAAATAAGGATTGAGTCATGGCAAAAGTACTACAGCGCTTAGACATTTTACTCTTTGCCAATACTGCACAGTACCGCCGCGAAATGCGTGAGACGCAAGACAGCTCGCGCACTATGTTCCAAGCGATGCGAGCTGATGCGGTGGAGATGGGCAAAGTTGGCGCTGTTGCCCTTGCTGGTATGGCAGCCGCCGGGACTGCCGCAATCGGCGTCATGATAAAAGAGCAGATTGAGCTTGGCAATGAGATGACGCGCTTATCTCGCATCGCCAATACCTCGGTTGAAGATATGCAAAAGCTCGCCTACGCGGCCAAAGCCGTGGGTGTCGAGCAAGACACCCTAGGCGACATCTACAAAGATACTCAAGATAAAATCGGTGACTTTTTAAGCACTGGTGGCGGCGCGATGGCCGATTATTTTGAAAACGTCGCCCCGCTCATCGGTCAGACTGCTGAGCAGTTTAGAGAGTTATCAGGCCCCGATGCATTGCAACTCTACTATGATGGTCTGCAAGCCGCTAACCTTAGCCAATCTGAGATGGTTTTTTACTTAGAGGGCGTCGCATCTGACGCATCCGCGCTAATACCGCTACTGCATGACGCTGGCGCTGGGTTTGATGTCTGGGCAACTGCCGCCGAAAACGCAGGCGCCGTGATGGACGCTGAGACAATCCGTGCAACGCAAGAGCTGCAAGCCTCAACAGACCTCATGATGCTGTCATATGATGGCGCCAAAAAGCAATTTACTCGCGCATTTATCCCTGTTTTATCAGACTTGGCAGGCGCTCTGGTTGATGATGCTAATGCGGCAAACATAGCTCGCGCCGCAGGCGAAGACCTCACCCAGACCCTTAAGACGATGTCAAAAGTCGGTGTTGGCGTTGTCGCCGTGTTTGAGACAGTCGGTAAGACAATTGGTGGTGTCGCAGCCACCGTATCCACCCTGCTTGATGACATTAATTTGTCAGATAACGCGGTTGTACTCGGCTTAAAACTTGCAAAAAACTTTAGAAACGCAGACGAGGTGGCGCAATTAGCCGAACAAGACATAAAAGTCAACTTAGCAAGTTACGCTGACCGCTTGGCCTTTATTGACAGTTTAGGCACTGGTATATACAAACCCACTGTTGCTGCTGTCGTTGAGTTAAACAGCGCCAATCAAAAACTAAACAGTACACTTGGCATCACAGGACAGCAGTACCAAGCCCAAAAAGACGCCGCCGAAGAAGCCGCCAAAGCTTCTGAAAAAGCCGCAAAGGCCGCGGTAAAAAACATCCAAGCTCAAGCGGTCAACAGCAAAGTATTGGCGCAGGCAAAGCAGTACAACTATGCTAATCTCGAAAAGGAATACGGCCTACCCGCTGGCCTTTTGTCCGCTGTCAGCATGCAAGAATCACGCGGTAATGCCAACGCGCGCAGCCCAGTTGGTGCATCTGGCGCGTTTCAGTTTATGCCAGGCACCGCTGACCGCTTTGGCATCCGTGGGCAAGAGTCCAATGTGGCCAAATCCGCTGAGGCAGCTGCCAAATACTTAAGCTTTTTGCTTAATAAATTTGGATCTGTCGATCTGGCACTTGCTGGATACAATGCTGGCGAAGGCAATGTCGCCAAATATGGTAATAAAATACCACCGTTTAAAGAAACTCAAGGTTACGTCAAAAAGGTCAAAGAGTATCTGCAATTTATGCAGGGCGGTTTGGATGGTAGCGTCAACATCGCAGGCAACATCGCTGCACAGACTGCTATTGTTGAGCGCGCAGATGCCGAACAAGCGCGAATACTTGAGCAACAAGCCAAAGATCGCTTAGCCATTCGGATGGATTACGCCGACGAGGCCACGCGCATCGAGGAGCAGCTAAAAACTGACATCCTTAAAATCGAGGCCAGCGGCTTTAGCGACGATGAGCAAACAGCATTTATTGATCATGCTATAGAGCGAGCCAACTTTAAATCAGCACAGCTCAAACTTAACCATGACCAGCAAATGCAGTACGCCCAGCAAGCTCAGCAGACAGACGCTGAACGCATCCGCGCGCAGTACGCGCTTGAGCGCCGCGAAATCGAAATCACGGTCGGCATGGATGAGCAGCTGCGCCGTGCCAAAATCGATGCCCTTAATCAAGCTGAGCAAATGGCACTTGATGCCCGTCGCAACGCCTTTGAGCGGGAGCTGCGCGACTTAACCAGCATCGGCCAATCAGACTTGGCTATCTTGCGTCAGTCCTATGCTGATCAACGCCGTGAGTTGGATGCGCGTACTGACATCAACGACGCGCAAAAATCCACACTACGCAACGCCATGGCCGGTGCTCAGATATACGACACTAATCAGTTGCAAAAAGCCCCACGTGATGCGTTTAATCAGCAGCAGGCCGATTTTGGTGGCACTGCCGCAAGCTACGGCATTGCACAGCAGTACCAAGGCCGACTTGATGTGATCAAAGACGCGCTTAACGAGGAGGTAATCGCAGTTGAGCAGGCCGAGCAAGCTAAGTTTGCCGCCCGTCGTGAGTTTGAGACCGCCGCAACACAGCTGTCACTGACTCAAGCCGAGCAGACCGCAGGTGGTTTGGCAGCATCGTTCAAAACCATGCTTGGTGAGCAAAACACTGCTTACCAGATTATGTTTGCCACCCAGCAGTCATTTGTCATGGCGTCCGCTGGACTCAATATGTATGATGCGTGGGGCGACGCAATGGCAGAGGGTGCGACACTAAGCCAAAAACTCGCTGCCGCTGTCACGATCGCAACCGAGTTTGGTCGTATCATGACTGCTGCATCGTCAATGACGCTTGAGCTGCCCGGTTATCAAACCGGCGGCTTTACCCCATCTGGGCGTGACACCGACGCAGTGGGCGTAGTGCATGCAAATGAGTTTATTGCTAATGCCCAAACCACGAGGCGCTATCGCCCAGAGCTTGAGGCGATGCACAATGGCACTTATGATCGGCCAACCAGCATCGCCCCTAACATCAACGTCAACGTAACTGTAAATAGTGATGGTACTAGCGATGTCGAGTCTAACCATAAACTAGGCCGTCAGATCGGGCAAGGCATAGACAGCTCAATTCGAAAAGTCTTAGTCAAAGAGATGCGTCCCGGCGGATTACTGTACGCTTAACTTTAACAATCAAAAGCCCTCACTTAGAGGGCTTTTTAACGGGCAATCATATGATAAAAACATTCTCTTGGCAGATGGATATGGGCGCAAATGCTGACAAACAGTATCGCGTGAACAAAACACAGTTTGGCGACGGCTACGCTCAACTGTCATCAACCGGTATCAATAACACAACAAAAAACTGGTCGGGCACTAAGACCGGGGACCTAGAAACGGTCATCAAACCCATCGAGGCGTTTTTGGACGACCATGCGGGCGTTAGACCGTTTCTTTGGACCGACCCTCACGGCAACACCAAACAATACACTTGTGCTGGAGCATCCACCCCACAGCGAAAAGGCAACTTTTGGCAAATCACACTTAATTTTGAGCAGTTTACCAGCGTTTAAAGGAGCAACCCATGGCATTAAGACTGCCCGACCCAGGCAATGGCATACCAGAAGACCAGACAGGAGATAATGAGCACACAATGTGGCTCAAAACCCGCGATAATTTCATCGACATTGATGGCGAGCTAAAGCGTATATCTGACAATCTTGCGCCTATCGCTAACGACATCGGCATAGCCGGTGAGTTAGGCTTTGGTGTTGGCGTCACAAACGCACTACCGCCGGGCATGAGTACACTAGTGGGTACTGGTGTCAGAGGCCACGAAAACTACGGTAACTATGTGTATAGCGATGGCTCGATAATGTGCTACGTACCGGCTTTTTGTTATCGTTGGGGCCATCCTGATAGCCCTCACTACGCCGAACACGGACTCAATGCTTGCGATGTCAAGTCACTAACTTATTTTGGCAGCGTCACTGCGGCCAATGCTGCGGGCTACGCAGTACATCGCGCCTTCTATGACGATAATAGGCTGCAAGACGGCTTCTTTGTTGATAAATATCAAGCGAGCAATAACGCAGGTGTCGCAAGCTCAATCAAAAACGGTGTTCCATTATCATCATCTAGCGCCAACGCACCATTCAGTGGCCTAAATGGGTCAATAAGCAATAACCTAGCAGGGTCTATTGATGCGATTAAAACACGCGGCACCAACTTCTTCCCGACTACTATTTTCATCCAACGCGCATTGTCGCTACTGAGCATGGCCCATGCTCAAGCGGCAACAAGCACCGCCGCTTGCGCTTGGTATGACGCGGCCGGTGTGACTAATTATCCAAAAGGCAATAACAACAACGCTTTGCGGGATGTTAACGACACTAGTGTAATTTACGAAGAGACTGGCTACTTAACAGCGGGGAAAACAGGGTCGGCCCAGCCCTTTGCAAAAACCACGCACAATGGCCAAACAAATGGCGTTGCAGACTTAAACGGCAATATGTACGACCTCGCACTAGGACTCACACAAACCGATGGTAATTTCTATATTTTAAAAACGACAGCCAAGGCATCCGCATTAACAAGCGGCGACACACTTGATACCGATGCTTGGGGTGCTGCTGCAATGACAGCAAGCTACGAATCCTTAGGTGCTAGCTATGGTGAGCTCACAGGCGAGAGCCGCAGTTTTGCTATTGGCTCTACAACTAAACAGGTATTCTCAGGTGCTAATAGTGGACTAGCATGGACAGCATCATGTGCAGGTATTCCACAGCTTGGCGGCTCAGACGGCACTAATATATTTGGTAATGATCGGTTCTACGACAACAGAGTCGAGCATTTGTGCCCGCTTGTCGGCGGCAGCTGGGCCGACAGCTCGCGTGCCGGGGTGTGGCTCGTCGGCTGCAACACTTCTCGGGCGGGCAGCGGCAGCAGCATCGGCGTCCGTGCGGCCTTGTATTTTGTCTGACCGAGCGATAGTGAGGGTGTTTAATGGCAGTAGATAGCGAATCGAATTTAGATAAAAAGTTCATACAGACGATGAGACTTTTAAATATTTATCTAAATCACTTTCCAAGTCATGAGAAACATGGCTTGGCACTCAAGATAAGACAGACTGCATATGATATGTACGACTTTATAGTCGAAGCGCAAAAGCGTTATCACAAGAAGACAACGCTGACTAATCTAGATATCAAGCATGAACAGCTACGAATGCAAGTACGCCTTGCATTTGAGCTGTCTTATTTCGGTCATCCAAAGACTGAGAAGATCTCAGTACAAAAATTAAATGCCAAACGCTATCTTGTAATATCAGCAAGCATAGACGAAATAGGCAAGATTATCGGCGGCTGGATTAAGTCGCTAAAACAGTAAAGGTGCTCCAAAAAAAGGGAGGCGTCTTAATATGTGCCCGATTGTCGGCGGCAACTGGAACAACAGCTCGAATGCCGGGGTGTGGCTCGTCAACTGCAACAATTCTCGGACGAACAGCAACAACAACATCGGCGTCCGTGCGGACTCGGCACCACCTCAATCAGCAAACTGCTGACTGGTGCCAAGGGAGACGTTTTCCTGCTTTAAGCAAAATCGGTTTAAACCCATCTTTCTAGTAGCATTGTCGAAAGTCAGATGGGTTCTTTTTTTAGGATATTTATGAAAAGGATTGGTCATTTATACGAATCCGTAGCATCAGCAGAATCATTATGGGAAGGTTATTTGGGTGCAAAGAAAAGCAAAGGCGGTAGACGTGGTTGCTTTCAGTTTGAGAAGAGCTTAGGCAGGGAGTTAAACCAATTACAAGAAGAGCTCGAAAGCAACACTTACAGGCCCAGACCTTATTTTAAGTTTATAGTGCATGAGCCAAAAACCCGCGACATTTATGCGCCGTCTTTTAGAGATTGTGTTGTGCAATACGCAATCTACTTAAAAATAATGCCGATATTTGATAAGACTTTTATAGATCAATCATTCGCCTGCCGTGTCGGGCTTGGCACACATAAAGCTGCTGAATATTCGCAAGACGCACTAAGAAGAGCGGGGCCTGATACCTACACGCTTCAGCTCGATATCAAGAAGTTTTTTTATAGTATTGACAGACCTACGCTCAGAAAACTATTAGAGCGCAAGATTAAAGACAAAAGAATGGTTGATCTGATGATGTTATTCGCAGACTACCCAGAGCCAACCGGCATCCCTATCGGAAACTTACTATCGCAGATGTTCGCACTCATCTACATGAATCCACTAGATCACTACGCTAGGCGAGTATTAAGACCTAGTGCTGGATATTGTCGCTACGTTGATGATTTTTTGTTATTTGGATTAACGAGGTCACAAGCATTGGACTACCGAGACAAACTAACGAGATTTGTTAATAAAGAGCTCAAGCTAACGCTGTCACGATCAACCATTGCCAATACTAACAAAGGTGTTAATTTTTGCGGGTATCGCACTTGGCGCTCAGCCAGATTCGTTAGAAAGCACAGCTTATACAAAACCCGCAAAGCAATAAGAAATCACAAGCTTGAGTCTGTCATATCACATCTTGCTCATGCGTCAAAAACTCACTCACTACAACATATTTTAAATTATGCGGAGCAACAGAATTATGGCTTATATTGTGAGCTACCAAAAATTTATCACAAGAGACATCACACGGCAGCTGAACGCTCCAGAGCAATCAGTGGAGTTATGTACAATCGATGGGGTGACATATGTTAGCGTCCCTGACGACTTGCAATTACCCGAGGCCCAGCCTATTGAAATTGCAAGCACTATAGAACTCGTTGTGATGACTGCCGTTATCCGCGAGATGATCAAAGCCAACTCTACGCATGTACAGCTTATCAATGAGCGCGTTAAAGACAAGATTGCGGAGCGCTATAGCATCACTGACGAGCTAAAAGAGATCCGTAACTCATCGTCAGAGACATTTAGCGCTTATGCTGATTACATAGAAGAATGTAGGCAATGGGGCCGCAAGCAAAAAGCCGCCTTGGGGTTAGCTGATAATACCGATAAGCGATTAAGGCCACTAACGCGCCGCCAGTTTAAGTTGGTTTTGATGGAGAGCAACCTGCTTACAGCTATTGAGACGGCAATTGCAGGCATCGAAGATGAGTCGTTAAAAGCTCGTATTGAGATTGAGTATAAAGAAGCGACCAGCTTTGTGCGTGAAAGCGATAGCGTCGCTTACATGGGAGCTTTGCTTGGTCTTACTGACGAGCAAACAGACATCATGTGGTCTCAAGCATTAACGCTTTAGATTTTAAATAGAGGTATGAGATGCTATCAAGCGATTTGCAAAAACTATCAGTCAGCGGATTAATAACACTCTACGAGTTAGATGCAACAAAACTTGGCGGAAGTCTGTTTCGATGGCATGGCCACCTGTCACATGAAGATTGGCAATACTTGTTTAAATTCGCCAGCAAGACGGAGCATGCAGATAGCTCATATCACGTAACAAAAACCGGCGAAGGTGAGTTAATACGCCGCGATATCATCTGGCAAGGAGAGACTTACACCCCAGTCTCCATACAATCAGACGGCCTAGAGGTGCGAGGCGATGGTCGTCCATCCTCGCCCACACTAGTCATAGCAAATGAGATCGATGGAACTGTGGGCGCTGTAACTATCATGTGCGCTCTATACAAAGACTTTGCAGGGGCGACACTTAAAGTCACGCGCTTACTTGCTAAGTATCTCGATGCTGATAATTTTACAGACGGTAATCCAACGGCCAACCCTAACGAATTTACTAGCCAATATTGGTCGATTGAGCAAAAGACCGACGAGCAGTTCGATATTGTTACTTTTGAATTAGCAAGCCCACTAGCGGCCCAGCGCATAAAGATACCGACCATCAATATTACGTCTTATTGTACATGGGCGGTTCGTGGCCAGTATCGCACCGAATATTGCGGCTATACAGGTACGGCTATGTACACCAAAGATGGCAAGCGAACTGACGACCCATCACTTGATAAGTGCGGCGGTAGATTATCAGACTGCAAAAAACGATTTGGCGAAAACAATGAGTTAGGCTTTGGCGGATACCCTGCTAGCAATCTCAGTTAAGGCGATAGTATGTATATTTTAAAAGAAACTAAAGAGGCGATATTTAATCATGCAGCCGCTTGTTATCCGCGTGAGTGCTGCGGCCTTTTGGTTAACCGTGAGTATATCGAGTGTCGCAACATAGCGGATAGCGCTAACGAGTTTAAGATTGACCCTCGCGATTTAGTCAAAGCTGAAAAGCTCGGCAAGATTGAGGCCATAGTCCACTCGCACCCCGATGGGTCGAGTTTGCCGAGTACGTTTGATAAGCTGCAAATGGGTAAGCATGGCGTACCGTGGGTGATATGCGCCTATCCTGAGCTTGATATAGCAGTGCATAAAGATCAAGCTTATCAAGCGCCGCTGATTAACCGCGAGTACATACATCGCGCCTTAGACTGCTACAGTATTGTGCGCGATTATTACAGCCGCGAGCTTAACATTGAGCTTGATAACTTTGAACGTCAAGACTTGTGGTGGGAGTCAGCCGATAGCGAGGACTTATACACAGCTAATTTTAAATCACAGGGCTTTGTTGAGGTCGATAACTTGCAGCGGCATGACATTATCTTGTGTCGTGTGCAGCCCACGCATCACGTTAACCACGCGCTTATCTACTTAGGCGATGATGGCAGCTTAACGAGCGAGCAATCAGAGCACGTCGTTAATAACCACTTAATGCTACACCACCCATACCTTAGACGCTCAAGGCGTGAGATTTATGGCAATATATGGCAAGAGCGCACCGCTTTAATTATTCGTCATAAGTCACTGATAAAATAACCACTTTGCCCACTTAACTGTGGGCATTTTTATGCGAGGTCATAAATGCTAAGACGTATTGAATTGAGCGGCATTTTAGCCGAAAAGTTTGGCAAGTCGTTTGAGCTTGATGTTATGAGTCCGCGTGAAGCGTGCGAGGCGCTGAGCTATCAAGTCAAGGGCTTTAAACAGTTTATGGCAAACGCGCATAAAGACGGACTGTTTTTTGCCGTATTTAATGACGACAACAACATCGGTGGCGAGCAAATCGAACACAATACAGGCGCTGAGGTTATCCGTATCGTACCTGAGATCGTTGGCGCAGGCGGCAAGATCGGAGGTTGGCTGCAAGTTATCGCAGGAGCCGCATTAGTGGGCTTGAGCTTTACACCTTTTGGCGCAGGTTGGGCAATGGGTGCAGGTGTCGGGTTGCTTGTCGGCGGCGCGGCAAGCTTACTTATGCCCACGCCCAATATTGAGCCACAAGACGAATCTGGCAACAAAGCAAGTTATGCCTTTGGTGGCGCAGTCACAACTACAGCACAGGGGAATGTACAGCCCTTGCTACTAGGTCGGCGTCATATCGGCGGTCATATTATCAGCTTACAGATAGTTAATGAGGATACATAATGTCAGTAGTTATCGAAGGTCGCAAAGCCGGGCAAAAACAGCCAAAGCGGCCATCTATCGCTGATGACACGATTGCGTCAATCAGTCGCTTAAAAGCCTTATATCTACTAAGTGCGGGCGAAGTGAAAGGCTTAGCAAACGGTGCAGCCAGTATCATGCTAGAGGGTACGCCGCTAGTCGATGATAATGGCACCCCTAACTTTGATGGCGTTGAGTGGGAAATTCGCCACGGTACTGTTGATCAGCCACACATTGCCGGGATGCCAAGCGCAAGTAATGAGATTGGCGTTAATGTGCAGCTACCAAGTGACACGCCATACATCCGCAGTATCAGTAACACTCAGTTGTCTAGTATTAACGTTAATATCTCATTCCCGATGCTCAAAAAGCAAAAAGATAACGGTGATATTGTTGGGGTGACCGTAGCTTACGCGATAGACGTGCAGACAGACGGTGGCGGCTATGTGACGATGCTTAACACTTCGCTGACTGCTAAAACCAGTGGTCGCTATCAAAAGACGCATAACGTCAAGCTACCGGACGCACAGAGTAACTGGCAAATTCGTATCCGTAAAATCACAGCCGACGGCAACAATGAAACGCTGTTTAACTCAATACAGATTGATAGTATCGCTGAGATCATTGACGCAAAACTACGGTATCCATGCAGCGCGTTATTGTACCTATCTTTTGATGCCAAGACGTTTAGCAATATACCCAAGCTATCAGTCGATATGCAGGGCGTTTATGTGCAAGTACCTAGCAATTACGATACCACCACACGCACCAGCACAGGCATTTGGGACGGCACATTTAAGCAAGGTTACACGACAAACCCAGCATGGCATTACTACGACTTAATCACGAATAAGCGCTACGGTTTAGGCGATAAAATCAAGCCGTTTATGATAAACAAATGGGCGCTTGAGCATATCGCTCGCGTCTGTGATGAGCCCGTCGATGACGGTAAAGGAAGTACTGAGCCGCGCTTTACGTGCAATCTATATCTGCAAAAAGCTGAGGACGCTTATCAAGTATTACAGCACATCGCGGGGATATTCCGAGGTATGAGCTTTTGGAATGGCTCGCAAATTGTAGTCGATGCTGATACCGCGCGTGACTGTGAATACGTCATCACCCGCGCTAACGTGGTGGGCGGTGCTTTTGTCAAGACAGGCAGTGCAGCAAGTGACAGACACACTATCGCAAAAGTCGCTTGGTCAAATCCTGATAATGCGTATGAAACTGAGTACGTTATGGTACGCAACGAGCAAGCTATAGCTGAGTTTGGCATTAATATCCTAGACTTATCGGCGGTTGGCTGTACATCTGAGGGCCAAGCTTACCGCATGGGTTTAGCCGCTCTACTCGCTGAGCTTAATCGCACACAGACGGTATCATTTGCAATGGGCTTGGATGGTGAGCTACCCGCTATTGGCAGCCGTATCGATATTGCTGATATGATGTTTACTGGCGCAAATAACGGCGGTCGTATATCGTCTGTTAGCCCCAATCATCGAGTGATTACTGTTGATCGTGACAATGTGCCTGCCAACGTCGGTGATAAACTCATCGTCAATCTTGAGTCCGGTAGAGCACAAGAGCGCGTAATCACTGCTATTAGCGGTCGTGATATTACAGTCGCTATCGCTTTTGATCCGGTCGCGAGCCAAAACGTCTGGGCTGTTAATACAGCTGAGATGCCAACCATGCCGTTTATCGTGATGTCAGTCGTACAAGACGATGAGGGCAAGCAGTTTAACTATACCGCGATGCAATATGACCCGACGATCTATAGTCAGATTGACAATGGCACAATTATTGAACAACGCCCCGTCATACCCGGCAACAATCCTTATGTGATTGATGCGCCTGATAACGTAGTTATCACCAGTCGCAATCGTGTTGAGCAAGGCCAAAACGTCTCAACGTTGGTTATCGCATGGACACAAGTCAAAGACGCCATCGCCTACGATGTTGAATGGCGCAAAGATGACGGCGATTGGATTAAACTGCCACGCACGGGCAATATCTCAGCAGAGATCGACGGTGTTTATAGCGGTAATTATCTTGCGCGTGTGCGCGCTGTTAGTGCGTTTGATGCGATATCAAGACCCACATCGTCAACACTGACAGCTATCACCGGCAAAGTAGGCACTCCACCGCAGCTAGCAACACTCACCGCGACCGGCTTGTTGTTCGGCATGCAAATCGACTGGACCTTTAGTACAGGCAGTGGCGACACCGCTTATACTGAGATACAAGTCGGATCAGCACCGGACGTCAATGTTACTACGCTTGGCCAGTTTGCTTATAACACTGATACGCATACTGTTAATGGCTTGCAAGGCAATCTAGCACAGTCTTATCGCGGCCGCATCGTTGATAAGCTTGGCAATGTCAGTCCATGGACACCGTGGGTAACTGCCACGACTGATGCTAGCGCTGACAAGGTATTGGACTTGGTGCAAGGTCAAATCAATGAGGGCAGTTTAAATGGTGCTTTAACCTCTAAAATCAACAAAATAGAAGTCGTTGAGCGCGAGCTATCAGCAGAAACCGCAACACGCATACAAGATATCATCGACACCAAACAACAAGCCGATACCGCTCAAAGAGCGGCGGATAATGCAGCTCAAGCCGCAACTGACGCAGCAACCGCCGCCGGCAACAAAGGCGAGGTCATCTATCAGTGGCAGACGCCAAGCGCAGCCCGGCAGCTTCCGCAAAACCTTTGGATTGACACAACAGGAGGTAAAAACACACCAAAACGCTGGGATGGTACCGCGTGGGTAGTTGTGACTGACAAGGCTGCAACTGATGCCCAGGACGCCGCCGATGCAGCTCAAGCAGCAGCAGATGCAGCCGACAGTAAGGCAGTAGCTGCCCAAAGTACCGCCGACACAGCAAAAGCTAATGCTAAAACAGCAGATGATAAGGCAGTAGCCGCACAACAATCGGCCACCGCCGCACTATCATCATTGACTGATATATCAGCAGACAACAAGCTAGCATCAATCGAAAAAAAGCAAGTTAAGTTGATTTTTGACGATATTCAACGAGTTAATGCGGATCTACTCACTCGCGCTGCAAAGTACGATGTGGGATCTAGCGCTTACACCACCGCTTATAACGCTTTGGTCAGTTATATCTCACCCAAGCTTACAGACATGAGCGCGACTAGCGTTATTGTCAGAACAGCTTTTAATAGCAAGTTTGACGATCTGTTTTTAAAACGTGCTGAGCTTAACACTGCTATTGTTAATGCTGCTAAATTAGTCGCTGACACTGCGCAAAACACTGCCAACGATGCGCTAGATAAAGCTAATACCGCTAACGACAACATCGTGACGATACTCGATGAGCAAATCGAGATTAATAACGAATTAGGTCTGCAATATGAAACCCTGCAAGGCGTTATTCTGGACTATAAACCTCGCTACGCTAGCAAAGATAGATACGCTAGCAAAACACGCGGACAAAACTGGACGTATGCAAAAACGGTCGCACGCGATAACTATGTGACTAACGAGCGTATTGCCAATTTACAGTCTGATTTTGACGATACTAACGCTACAGTGCGCGAGGAGATTGAAACTCTAGCGACTAATGACGCCGCTTTTGCTTCCAGCTTCAATCAGTTAAAAGCTCAAACAGGCAACAATAGCGCATTAATACAAGGGTTAAACATTGCAATCACTACGCCTGGCACTGGACTAGCAGCGCAAGTTGATGAGCTACAGTCCGCTGTAGGCGATAACTTAGCATCTTTAGTTGAGGGCAGCGGCGCGTTTAGTGACGAGTTTGGCTCAATATCTGGCAAGTTTGCAACGATGCAGGGCGTGGTTGATGGTCAGCAAACGGCAATTGAAACCGTATCAGCGGTCGGCAATGTCGATAAGCTGAAAAACGAGATTGCAAAAGCTCGACTAGATAAAGACGCAATCAAGCTACAAGCTCAATCTGACAGTTTGGCGTCTGCTATAGCTGATTATGACACTAAAATCGCTGAGATAACCGCTAAGCGTAATGCGACCGATGATACAGACTTAAAAGCCGCGTACGCTAAGCAAATAGTAGATTTAAACGATGCTAAAGCAGATGCGGTTATTCAAAAGGCTGATATTGCGGGGCAAGTCGATCAATTAGTTGATGAGCAAAAGGTGCTTGACTCTCTTGTTATTACTGAGACTGATGTCAAAGCACAGCACACTATCAAGATTGATGCAGGGGGTAAAATTGCAGGTTATGGTTTGGTCGTGCAAAAGGATAACTTTAGCGCGTTTGATATACGAGCTGATAGGTTCAGCATCTCTGCGCCAAGCGACAAGCCAAACGATATTAATGGCACTAGCCCATTCATGGTGTTAACAACACCACAAAATATTGATGGTGTGACTGTCCCTGCTGGTACTTACATGCGCAATACCTATATCGCTAAAGCATCTATTGATATTGCTCAAATCGATACGGCTAGCATTTCATCACTAAAAGCCCTATCTGCAACATTGGGTCACTTTAAGTCAGCCGAAACAGGCGCAAGGCTTGAGATTAAGGATAGTTTACTCAGTGTGTACGATGACAATGATGTGTTACGCGTTAGGTTAGGACTATGGTAATACAACCATGTAGAGAGGGAAAATAATGAGCCAAGGCTTACAGATATGGGATGAAGACGGTAAAGTTACGTTAGACACTGCAACTGATACCGTAAAAATTCTAGGAGTGTATAAAGGCGTCACTGATTCAACTGTGTCTAGTGACTTGTTAATAACTCAACGCTTTTTTTATATAGTGGCACCCCCGTTACGTTATCCGGATGCTAGGTATAATGGCGAATTACTATTAAGCGTTACCCTTAATGAGAGCACCTGTCATATTAAGAGCCAAGATGCTGGTATTACAGTTTATATAGGGGTGTACTAGTATGGGAGTAGGTCTAGAGATACTAAATGACAGTGGATATGTTCAAGTGTTAGATGCTGCTCCGATCCTTACCCTTGAAAAAAACCAAGCGGTTAATAATACTGTGTTTCAATTTGAAGACCGGGTGTATTTTTCAGGGTCGCGTGTCGTTGCTATGGAACCAGCAGACGGGCATCATCTAATATCCACAAATGACCCTTATCGGAATGGTCCTATAGACCCTGAAACTGATAGGCCCTATGGTTACTATGCCATAGGTAACGGAAATATCCACATATTCAGACATAATCAACCGCTCACTCAGGACAATTTTGGATTAGAAGTCTATAGCGAAAATGGTGAATTACAATTTTCTAGTTCCCAGAGACCGTTAAGGGTTATAGATTTTGTTGATATTAAAGATGTTAGATATTCAACCTGGTCAAAAACATTCCCAGGTAAACGTGTTGCAGCTATTACGTCCCGAAGACCCATCCGATCTGCCAACGATCAGTACATGACTAAAGGGATACATCGTAATGGGGATAACTACTTTTTGGCAGACGCATCAGAAGGGAGAAACCCCTATCCCGATGGTGGGCTGATATCAGCATATAACTTTCAAGCTCTAATCATAGATGTCACTAACTACTAACCAGGAAACCAAGTATGCGGATAGTTTTAATTTTATTGGTAGCTGCGCTAGCCACCACCGCCAACTAGGGCGGTTTTATTTTGTCCAAAATTTGAGGAGAGACAATGCTAGACAAAGACCCGACAACTTATAGCATGTTGACATATATGTGGGTGTTTTTATTGGCGATAGCGGGAGGGTTTGTAGCATTTATTAGACGCCTCAATCAAACGCCGTGCCCGTTGCCACTGCATATCGTTTTTACACGATTAATCGGAGAGCTGCTAATCAGTGGCTTTGCGGGCGTTGTGACATTTTATCTGTGCGAGTACTGGGGGTTTGATCAGTTGCTTACAGCTGTAATGGTCGCAATCAGCGGACATTTGGGCGGCGGTGCTATCGATAGAATCTCTAAGATTTGGGACGCGGCGGTCGATAAGACACCTTAGGTCTATTGGGATTAACGCAAGTAGTAAATACGCAGTTTTCACAAATAACAGGAGCAAATTATGCGATTTAATTTAATCAAGACAGCACGACAGCTGACAAACATTGCTATTAAAAACAGCGAGATTGTCCAACCGTACGTCAAACCAAGTCACTACCGGCGCGGCTTGCTGGCACTGAACGCACTGCACTACGCGCTACGCATCGCAGATAAATAATAATCAGCATTAAATATAGCCCCAATTTTGGGGCTTTTTTAATGTCTAAAAAGGATAAATGTCATGACAAAAGTTACCATCACTGCCGGTCACAGTCTCACTGACCCTGGTGCAGTTGCCGGCAATGTCACCGAAGCGGAAATCACTACTGATATGCGTAATATCGTTGCGTACTGCTTGCGCGATTTGGGCATCGAAGCTATCACAGACGGCAATGGCAGTGACAATCAACCGCTACGCTCCGCAATTAAGCTGATCAAGCGTAGCGATCTAGCTGTCGAGTTCCACTGTAACGCTTTTCACAAGCCAACCGCCGGTGGCGTTGAAGCCCTGGCTCAGCCTAAAGATAAAGTGATTTGCCGAAAGTTATGCGCAGCAGTTAGCGATGTTTTGGGCATCCCTGTACGGGGTAGTGATGGCGGATTCAAGTCCGAAGGCAGCGGCCAACACTCGCGGCTAGGCTACGTTCGCAACGGTGGCATCATCTTAGAGTTGTTTTTTATCTCAAATCCGACTGAGCTAGCAATTTATCAAGCTAAAAAGTGGCCACTCGCGCGTAAGATTGCAGACGTTATCGCAGATCATGTTGGTATTGGGTGCAAGCCTTAGAGTTAAAGCGCCAATTTGGCGCAGTTTTTGACGCAGTTTGATATTAAACTATTATAATCAATCAAAAGCCAAAATCATAAACTACTGATTTAATTATATTAATTTTTTATTGATTTATATTAGATTATATCAAAAAGAGTTCGAGTCTCTCCAGCCCCACCATTTTCGGATAGTACATCTTAGACCAAATATCAAAACCTGCTTATTAGCAGGTTTTTTTGTGTCTGGATTTTAGTCTAACACTCAGAACCCTTCAAC